TTATGAGTTTAGAATATTAATATTACTGAAAATGCTAGCTGTTTCATTTTCCATTTTTTCAGTAGTGTGTGTATAAACTTGTAATGTGGTTTCAATATTTTTATGACCTAATCTGACTTGAACATCTTTAGGATTAGCTCCTGCTTCTAATAATCTAGTAGCATGAGTATGCCTTAAACAGTGAAAGTCAAATTTTTTAAATTCATCTTCTGGAACGTTATCGTTTTGATTATATAAAGTATAATGAACAACTCTTCCAACGTTTTGAATTATTCGAGGTTGAATATATGAACCATCATCTCTAACAGATAATAGATGAATTGGCAAACCAACATCATAATTTAACTGATGCTTTTCATTAATCAACAACTGTTTATAGTATTTTCCATAGTAAGGGATTGAATCAAAATGTTTCTTTGTATATTCTTTAAGCATATTATTAGTAAAAGCATCCAGTTTAATTTTTCTATAGGATTGGTATTTAGGTTCAACAAGAGTCCAACAATCATTTAACATCTGTACTTGATGATTGACATACAAATAACCATTTTCTAAATCTAAGTCTTTTTCTAAATCAATAGCGAATGCTTCTCCAAGCCTTAGACCACAAGAGTATCCTAACAGTAACTCAATATATGCGGGATGACCATATGGGAATCTTTCAAACAATTTCTTTATAAATTGATTAGATAAGGCTATTCTTTCTTTTTTTCTTGATGGCGTTTCTGGGGTAGCTCTATTTGATTGCAATGTTATGTGTGATGCTGGATTGGATTTTATGAATTGTAATGTTACTTCAGCATAATTAAATGAACTTACTAAAATTCCTTTTATTACAGCAAGAGTATTAGAACTAAAGCCTTCATTAAACTTTTCATTAAGAAATTCTTTTATGGTGCTAGCATTTATACTATTTAATTTATATTGACCAAGTACCGGTCTAATGTAACTGTTTATTTTCTTTTCATATGTTTCATAAGAACTTTGCAACAAGTGGACTTTACAATATTGTTCTAGCCATAAGTCCAAATAGTCTGAAAAGCTTATTTCTTTTGGACTAAAAAATTGACCAGAACTATTATAAACATTTAAAGCTTCATTACCAGCAATTAAAGCTTCTTTTTGTGTCTTAAAACCACTTTTGGATTTTTGATTCCTTTTTCCTTTTACTTTTGCAAGTTCTATTCTGTATTCCCAGCTTTTTCCTCTTTTTCTTACTACAACTTTTGACATAATAAAAACCTCTCTTCCAAATATTTTTAATAAACACTTGAAAGAGAGGTACATTTATAATATAATACAAATGTAGTCACTTTCAGTGTCTATTCGTGAGAAATATGTACCTTGTCGCAAACTAGTAACATATTTCTCTTCTTTTTTTTATTAATGGCATACCTTACAAGGTTGTCTACCTTCAGACAATGCTTTTTCTAAGGTTATTTGATGACCATTGCCTTTTAGAGTTCTACACCCCTGATTATGATATTTTGTTCCAGAATTTCCAACCCATACAAATTGCTTGTTCTCATCATTGATATTATTTGAAGTTGATTGAGAAGCGGAGCTATCTGCTACTAAAGTATTTGATGAAGAAGTATCTTGTGAAATTTGATTATTAGCTGCAATTTCATTTTGTGCATTTTCTAAATTCTGAATTTCTTTGTTCTTTTGATCTAATACTTCGTTTAATTCAACTATCTTAGCGGATAAATTATTGTTTGAATCTGTTAAATTTTCTATTTTATTTGATAGTTCTTGTGTATTATCAGAGGAAACAAAGCCTAACAATGTAACTGCTAAAACTGCGATTACTATAGTTTTAATTTGTTCTTTACTAATTTTTTTCTTAGATCCATTATTTTGTTCTTTTTCTTCGTTCATATTTTATCTCCAATACTATTTCTTTCTTCTTAATTCTACCACTTTACCGATAACTCTAACAGGTAGTGATTTAATCTGCTCATTGGTGTAAATTAAAGGCTGAAATTCTGGGTTTAATGGTTGCAAGATAATGCCAGTTTCATTTTTGAAAACACGTTTAAAAGTACCATCATTACCATTGACCATTACAACACAATCTTGACCACTTTCGCAATCATCTACTTTTTCTAGTATTATTGTATCACCATCTAAATATTCTGGGGACATACTATTACCTTTTATTTTAAGACCAAAGTATTGCTTGCCACCTTTCAGCATATCTGTTGATATTTCTTCTGTATCGATAACATCTTCAATACATTCCATTGGTATTCCAGCAGGAATTATACCATAAACAAAGACTACGGCTGATCGAGTTGAAAGAGTAGTACCAACAGTCAAATCTCGTTGAATAGGGACATCATATCCCATTAGCCAAACCTCATTAACATTTAATGCATCTGCAAGTAATGTTAGTTTCTGTTGGCGGGCATTTGATATACCAGATAGATATTTATTAATTAAAGTTTTATCTAAACCAGTTTTTTCAACTAAGTCTACTTGCTTTATGTCTCTAAGTCTCATTGCTTCTTTTAACCTATTTTGAAAAGTTTCTACAATTTGCATATTATACCTCCATTACATAGATTATAAAGAAAAATTGAAAAAAAATCAATATATATTTATAAAAAATATAAAAAAGTTGAAAAAAAATCAAAAAAAGTATTGACATATTTTTTTGTTTTTGATAATATAATCACAGAAGTTGAAAAAACTTCAACAAGAAAGGAGGAAAAAATGGTTAAGTATAATTTTGACAAACTAAAAGGAAAGATAAAAGAAGTCTTTAATACTCAGAATGAATTTGCAGACGCACTAGGGATAGCTCCAAATACGTTGAGTAGTAAATTAAATAATCAATCGGACTTTTCAAGTAATGAAATAAGTAAGGCAACAAAATTGCTAAATATAAGTTCTCCGGTAGAAGCATGGAATATTTTTTTTACGCAAGAAGTTGAAAAAACTTCAACAAAATAATTGTGACAAGGTACAAGAAGGAGATGAGAAGATGGAAGATGTTTTATATACAGTAGCAGAAACAGCTAAATTATTAAAAACAAATTCAAATTATGTATATGAATTAATTAAAAGAGGTTTGCTACAAGCTTTAAAACTTGGAAGCTATAAAGTAAGAAAAACAGCTTTAACGAATTTCTTAGAAAAGAATGAAGGGAAAGACCTAACGGATTTAGATAACATTATTAGTTTAAATATGAAAGGAGATGATAAATATGTATAGTTTATTTGAGGTAGCATTTTTCATTTTATATTTTGTAGTAAAAGCAATAAGATTTATATTGTTTTTACTAACATTACAAATAGTAATTTATAGATTAAGTGGATTCAGTATTTACAAGTTTGTAATGAGAAAGGCAAATAAATTAGTAAGGGGGATTTTATAATGAGAAGAAATGAGAAAGACCAATACGAAAAAAGAAGCGTTGATTTGGCAAGACAATGTAAAAATTTTCAATTGGATATTGAAAACAGAGAATATTTAATAAAAGAGCAATATCAAAGAATAGATAGAAAACAAGCTTCTTTCCTAAAAATATTAGATGAGTGTAAGGATAATAGTTATAAATCGCTACATGAATTTAGAGAAAAAATAAAAGAGTTAGCAGAGACTGGAATCAAATACTAACTCATAACAATTGAATTTGTAAGCAAATTCTCATTTATTATACAAATTTTTAGTGAAGAAGTCAAGAGAGGAGAAAAAATGTTTGAGAAACAACAGAAAATAACAATAGAATATACAAAACAGCTTGATGCGTTCTATTCTTTAGTAGATTTCAAACCGTTATCATCGAATGCTATATCAATGTATAACTTTTTATTGCATATAGCATATAAGATTGAATGGGTTAATGAATTTACTGTTGCTAATACTACAATTATGAGTAAGCTCCATTTGACTCAAAAAGAATTACAAACGGCTCGAAACGAGTTAATTACTAAAAAATACATAATTTATAAAAAAGGTAGCAATCAAAATAAAGCCCCGAAATATTCAATTATTAGGCTTTATGAAGAAAAAAACAGTATTTTGGGACAAGCAGAAGTAAATGCAAAAGTATATGCAGAGGGCAATGCAGAGGGCAATGCAGAAGTACAAGCAACAGTAAAGACCGAGGGCAACATTATTACTAAACTAAACTTATATTTTATATATATTATATATAATAAGGGCTCGCAATTCAAAAACATTGGAGAAGCGGACAAGAAGGCTATTATTACAATATTGAAAAAGTTAGAACTCTATATAGACGATCCAGTTATTTTGGAATACATGTCGGAGGAACAATTATTGGAATTAAAAATTCAATATTGGATAGTTAAAGAATTATATTTTAGTCCGTACAAGATTTGTTTAAATCAATTAACCAGGCAAAGATTTATGTTTAGGTTTTTAAAAGCAAGAATGTATGTAGAACCACAAGACACATATAAATTTTTAAATTACTGCATTAAAAGCTTTCAAGAAGATCTATATGCAAACAAAAAAGAGGTGGTAACTGATGAAAATAATAAACAGAATTAATGAGCTAATTTTGAGAGAGAAACCAGAAAAACAAGTAAAGTATTCGGAAGGTTCAGGAATAGCGAAACATCTAACGAATACACCTAGGAAAAAATTATATGAGTATTACATATGTGACAATTGTGGCTGTGAAATAAAAGTAGAAAAGAAATGGGAAAACAATAGAGGTGGATTGTTAATGATACCTAGAACTCTTTCAAAGAAAAATAAAATATTTTACATTGCAGTATGCTCAAAATGTTTAAATAATGTTCTTAAAGAATTTGAAGATGAGAAATATGGAGAAAACGTATGAAAACTAAAAACGAGATAGAAAAATATTTATCAACAGAGAAATACATAACAAGACAAGAATTAAGCGAACTAACAGGACTAAGTGATAGAAAAGTTAGAAGTAAAATAAGTGAATTAAAGAAACATAGAGTTGTTTTATATAGCAGTCAGAGAAGCGGTTATAGGCTGGCAAAAGAATATAGAAGCATGTCTAAACAGCAAAGAGAAGAGGAGATTGAACAAGTCAAGCATAGTCTAAATGACTGCAAATCGAGAACTACACAATTAAATAAACAAAAGAGAAAATATATTGCATATTTGAAAAAAGCAGAACAAATTGAGCTTGAAGAAGCTAATTAGGAGGATAAAAATTATGGCGTTTGATTTGGACGATGACGAATTAAGGGCAACCAGGGAAATGAAAAATTTGGATAGAGATTTAATAGTAGGAGAGTATGTCAGGACAAAAGACGGAAAAATTGGAATATTTAAAGGGTATAACAATAATAGAAAAAGTCAATGGGCATGCAAAGTAGAACTCCAAGGAATGAAGTTCTGGAAGTATTATGCTGAAGAATATATTGAAAAACACAGCAACCAACTAATGAAACTAATAAAAAATAAAGACATATTAAAACTTAAAACTAGTGATAGTAAAGAAGTATTTTTTATAGGAGTAGATGAGGACACATCAGATGTAAAATATGAAGAAATAATAACAGATATAAAAAACGGTGAAATTGAATTGCTGGGAATATTAACGAGTCAACAGTTCGAGGCTGATTACTATAAAGTAGGAGGAAAAAATAAATGATTATATTAACAATTGTATTAGAAATTATATTAATAGTATTAGGAATAATATTTGCTGTGTTATCAGCAGACAGTTATGAACACGAAGGATTGATGTTTGTGTTATCGTTAGTATGTTGGATTACAGTACTTATAATGCCAATTGGGATTGGGGAATTACATGGATATATAAATTATGCTGAAAGCAATGATAAAGATAAAGCAAGAATTACAGCAGTAACACAAGAACAAGATTGGTTGAAGACATATTACAAAGTTGAGGTTGAGTACTTAACAAATACACCAACACAAAATGGAATAGTAACAAATTACAACATAGAAAAAGACACATATTACTGTTATATAACAGATAAAGAGTTAATAGAGAAGTTGAAAAGTAATATGTACAAAGAATTATGGATAATATCTGGACGTAAAGGTGGATATGAAAATTATAAAGACTTTGGAACAAAGTTAATTAAGGATATAGAGCTAATCGAGGAGGAAAAATAAAATGAAATTTAAGGTTGGAGATAAAGTAAAAGTAATAGCAGAAAAACATGGACATGAGTTTGATATTGGGGAAATTGTAAAAATAGAGGAAATTAGTGATAGAGACTATAAGTGCAGTTCACTTAAAAAAGACGAATTATGGTGGATGGGAGAAGATGAATTTGTAAAAGTAAAATTCACAAAATCAGACTTAAAAGATGGAGATATAATTACATACAGAGATGGTAGAAAAAGAACTATTGTTGCAGAATCTCTAATAGATGAATATGGTCATGAGGTTGCAGGATTAAGAACGTATGACAATGAGTTAAAAAACAAGTTTTCAGCAACGGGCTTAGACATAGTTAAAGTAGAAAGACCAACACAATACAAGGAAGTCTTTGAGAGAAAAGAAGAAATACTAGATGAAGTAGAAAAGAAATACTTAGCAAATGTGATTAAACCGTTTAGACATGAAATTAAGATTATTTCGAAAAGAAGTCGTCTTGGTAACAGTAGTATATGTTATATAAAAATATGGCTAAAAAATAATGATACTGCAAATTTACCAGACTTCAAAGAAAATTCTATGTATAAGGGAATGGAGCCAAACAGAGAATACAGTTTAAAAGAATTAGGATTAGAGTGAACAGTAGCAAAAAATAATTTTAAGGGAGAAAATTATGAGTGTTAAAGGAAAAGTAAAAAAGCTAAATAAGAAAATAGAAAATTTACAGGAAGAATTACAAACTTATCAATTATCTAATAGTAGATTAAGAAATAAGAATAACAGGTTAAAAACAGAATTAGAAGAACAAAAAGCAGATAAAAAATATATTGAGCAATTAGAAAACATACTTAAGTTTGCATTAACTAATCATATAGGAAATTTAAGAGGTGGAATGCAAATACAAAGATATGGAATAGATAAAATGCAAGATTTAAGATTAAGTATAGATTATATGCCAGAGAATAATAGTTACATAATTAGAGTCAATTATTAGAAGGAGAATAGATATGCAAGAGAGATGTAACAAATGTAATAGTGAAAAATTATTCGTAGAAATACAAGGGAATAGAAGAGGACTATTTTGTAGTGAATGTGGAAAGTGGCAAAAGTGGATTACAAAGCAGGAATTACAGATAGCAAAATTCAGAGAATATAAAATCATAGGAGAATAGATATGTTAAAAGAAGATATAAAACTTGGTAGCATATTGTATTGGAATACAACTGGAGCATACAATTCAAAAATATCACTCAAATGTGAAGTGATGGACGTAGGAAAAATATGGATATGGGTACATGTGTATGGATGCTTAGCATATAACAATTTATCGATAAATGATTTAAGTGTAAAACCACTATACAAAGTAACCAACAACAATTCAACAATTTAAAGTAAAGGAGTAACTATGAGTGAAGAAGAGAAAATGAAAATTGCAGTAGATTTAGCAAAACAAGGAATAGACCTAGAAGAAGTTGAAAGAATAGGCGGTGAATTAGCTGAATTTTTACAACCTGTTATTGATTTAGCAATGAAAAATAGAAAGATATTGGATAAATATGATAAAAAGGAGTAAATAAGATATGGACAAAGAGGAAATATCTAAAGAAACAAAAAATACTTTACAAAATTGTTGGGTTATGACAACAAATCATGAACTAGATAATGAAAATAGAAAGTTAAAAGAAGCTATAACTGAAATATTAGATAAAACAATGACTTCAACAGAAAAAAGCGAATATTGGTACAAATATTATATAGAACATAAACAATATAATGATGATTTAGAATATAATAAAAATTTATTAAAAGATTGGTCAAATACTTTAAAAGGTATGGGCAATAGAAATTATCCTTATTGCTATGCTATTGATAGAATTTTAGAAGAACTGGAAAGGAGTAAATAAAATATGAAAATATATTATGGTGGTAGAGGGAATGGAAAAACAATAAAAGCAATTAAATTATCTATAGAAAAACAAATGCCAATCGTATGTTGGAGTTATGGACATAAAAAGCAAATAGAACAAACAGCTAGAGAAATAGACGTAAAAAGGATAATGCCGGAACCTATACCGGCAACAGAAGTAAGAAAAAAAGTAATAGGTAATAGAAAAGGCTTAATAGTTGATGATTTAGATGGGCTTTTAAGAATGATATTAGATGATAATGTTTATTATGCTACTGTGGAAGAGTGCAATATAGAAAAGTTAGAGAGGAGTGATACATAATGAAAGAAAAAACAGCAGATGAAGTTATATTAACACCGATGTATGAAGGCGAAGTATATAAATATCATGAATGCTCAAATTGTAAAAAAGAAATATACTTTGAAGAAGATATATTTCAACCGTTTCATTTTGAAGAAAATATAAAATATTGCCCATTTTGTGGAAAAGAAGTAATAAGATATGCAAAACCAAAATTTATAGAAGAAATAAATTGGAATTGGTTAGATGAATACGAATCTGTTGTAGAAAAAATGTATAGAGAATTAGAATATATAATTTATTGTAAGCTAGATAAAGAACAAATAGACAAATTAGAAGAAAAGTCTGCAAGAGGAGTGGAATACTTTGGACAGAATAGATGGTCCTTTCCATATAGCAAAGGAACTATATGCGACATAATTAATCAAATAGCAAGAACTAAAGTACATTATACGGAAAAACGAAAACTTGAAAAAGAGTTTGGAGGTGTTTTAAGTGAAAGAAAAAATAAAAAGAATAATAGAAAAAATTAAAGACATATTTAGTTTACATTGCCCTGAATGTGGTGGAAGAATGAAAAGCGAATATTTAGATATGGAAATAGACCACATTGTATATAAGTGTGAAAAGTGTGGAGAGGAGTGGATTTAATGCAATTATTTGAAGATTTAATAAAATGTAAAGATTGTATGAATAATATAAATAACAAGTGCATTTTATATCCAGGAAAAGATACAAAAGAAGAAAATACAGGTTGCTATGTAGGAATAGATAGAAATAATAAACAAAAACTTGTAGGAGGTATTTTAAGTGAAAGAAAAAATAAATACAAGTACAATTAAAGATAGTATTGACTACTTGGAATTACAGCGTATTGTTAATAACAGAATACTTGATTATGTATCAAAGTATCATAGTTATCCTAAGTACGTCAAATTGCCTTTGTGGATATTTGACTGCTTAAAACAAACAATGTGTGAAGTAGATTTAAAGATAGATTATAAAACAGGAGAGTTTACATTCTTTAATTTGAAAGTTTGTGAAACTGCTGATATAGAAAAGGCAGAAGAAATTGAGGTGTTTTAAGTGAAAGAAAATGACCTTATAGAACTCTTGCATAAGGTATTAAATGTGCCTAAATTGGCATTTGGAGCAAATACAGTAGAGCCATATAAAGAACTACAATATATAACAGAAAAGGCAGATTATATTTTATACTTGCAAAATATGTATTTAATAAATAAGAATAATCTTAAAATTTATAAAGATGACGAAGACACCATACAAAATATAAAAGAGAATATAAGCAGAATATCAGAAGAAATAAAGAAAAAATGCCAAGAGTTAGAAGAATTTTACGACAAAAGGGTAAAAGAGGGGTGGAATTAAGTGAAAGAAAATAGTATAGAAGAAGATATAGCAAGAATAGCAAAATTGATAACAACAAAATTTAATAATGATTATTCAATAGACAATAAAGACAAAGAAGCAATAGAGCATATTTTATCAGATTATAAAAGAGTATTAAAAGAGAATGAAGGATTAAAATTTAAAGAAAGAAGTAGAATAATTGGAAAATATGGAGATACTGAAATTCACGATGTGATAAATAAAACTTTATCAAATGATTATATATCAGTCAAAAAAATAAAAGACAAGATAGAAGAATTACAAAATGGTCCACTAAAGATAAATGAGAACAATAAATATTATTACGAAACAGAAGCATATAACAAGATAATTATTCAAGTTTTACAAGAACTACTAGAAGGGAGAAAATAAAATGAACGGAAATGATAATGGGTTCATCAAAAATAGAAATAAAGAAAAACAAAGACAAAATAATGTAAAAGAATATCAAAGAAAGTTCTTAAATAAAAAAATGAAAAGAGGATAAATAATAAGAAAGTAGAGGAATCAGGATGGATAAAAATAATATAGAAACATCAACTGATATAGATTATGGAACTATATCTTTGAGAAAAATATCTTTGAGAAAAAGAGGTAAATCAATTATAAAAATAGGAAACATGGAATTTGGTGGAACGGACATAAAAATAGAAGTTTCTACAAAATTTAATTGGTTGCAAAAGAAGTTATGGAAATATTTATTAAATATTGACATTGAAGATGTTAAGGAGGACTAACATATGACAAAAGAACAAGCAATAGAAAGACTAAAAAAGATGATACAAATAAATAATGGCGTCATTAAAGAAGCAAGAAAAAATGGGGACATATTTGCAATGCAATTA